CTCAGGTATAAACAACTCTCTCATCTTTTTACCAATAAATCCTTTTGATGGAATCTGTTGCAGATTAGGATTTGACATACTAAATCTACCAGTAACTGTTCCCCCTCTTTCAGTTCTTATTTGATTTATATCTGCATGTATTCTTTCATTATGTACAAAATCTAATAAGCCATCAACAAAAGTATTTTTAGCTTTGTCGTATTCTCTGGCCTTCGCTACTAATCTTAAATATCTATTATTATGCGTACGTAAATAATCTTTTGGAAGTTGAGGCATTCCAGACTTCGGTGTTGTTTTATAATTTTGTATTCCTTGATTATCTAATAATTTTTTTATTGAGGCTGCAGCCCATATTTGAACATCGACTTCTGTTTTAGATTTAATAAATTTAATTATTTTATCTCTACATCTTTCTAATCTTTTACCAAATGCCTTTGCTTTTGCGACATCTATTTTAACTCCCTTAAATTTCATGTCAACTAGGCAAGGAAATAATTTTGTTTCTAATTCAAAAATATTTCTACAAGTTTTTTTACTATTGTCTTCAGGTTTAATATATAATACTTCGTCTAGTTTTTTATTAAATAGATTCCATAATCTCAACGTTAAGTTTACATCTTGTTTTGCATACTCTTTAACAACAGAGGCAGGCAACTTATGCATGTTAGTCATTGGATCTTTTACTGTACCACCAGACCATTGTAATGTTTTTTCTTGTAAATCATATTTATACTTTTCATCTTTTAAATAATCTTTTGATAATGCGTCTAATGAATATTTAAATCGATTTTCATCAATAACAGAGGCTGCAATCATAGTATCAACAATACGCCCTCGCATTCTTTTTCCAGTAACAGATCTTATCCAACACACATCATACATTGCATTGTGAAATACTTTTGTTATTTGATCATTTTGAAATATTCTTTCGTTAAGACACTCCCAGATTTTTAATTTTTTATCTAAAGATAAATCGGTGTCGGCATGACTTAAAGGAAAGTACGCAGTTTCTTTCTCTGTAGCAACAGCTACACCACAGATAAAACCATCACCTCGTATAGCACCCGATCCTTTTGTTTTAAGATTAGGATCGTATGTTTCTATATCTATTGCAACAGTTTTAACATCATTAAGATCTAAATCTTCTGGTGTTTTACACATTATAATCCCTCTCCAATATCATTTCTAAAAAATGTATAGCTTTCAAAATATCTTCTTTACCATTTTTATCTTGATGTCTAATGATGTATTTAATAGCACATCCTTCTGGATATAGCAATTTATTCTCAACAACAAACTTACTTGGTTGAATAACATACTTTTGATAGTGACTCCCACCATGTTGTTTGTCCCAAACATTTTTATTTTTTATTTTAGCCATGCTCTTTCTCTACCTCCTCTAGAACTATACACATATGTTGGAAGCGAACTTTCTCTTTGTCCTAATGTATATTGTCTTTGTGATCTAATAGTCCAACAATCTATTCTCCCTCTACTATAAGCCACGTATTTTAAACGTAGTTGAGTAAAGTAATCTTCTGGTCTAGTGCAAGTTTCATCTACTATTACATTGTCATAAGTTAAACCTTTAACCTTATGTATGTTTCCATAGTGAACTCTTGCTTCTCCCTCTGTATCAACTCCCTCTCTTATTAAATTATTTATGTATTTAATTTTTTCTACATCTGTTTTTGATTTTATTCTTGTGTGATAAAAATCAATAAAATCAAGACTTTCTGCACGTAAAAATTTTTTCTCTATTAACTCATCAATTAAATAATCTTTGTTTATCCAATCTTCAAAAGTTGATTCTCCTTTACCTCTTACAATAACTTGTTGTCCCATATATTTCCAAAATTCTTTTATTTGTTTTAAAGACATTGCTTTTCCTTTTACAAATTCTGGCCAAAGTTTATGACATCTTATTTCTTTTTTAGAAACATAAGGGTCACTACCTACATGACAAAATTCTATCCCATGATATTGTAAAAAAGATCTTGCCCACTTTCCAGAAGGAGTGCCTCTGTAAGTAAATAAAAAAGTTTCTTTTGTGTTTTTTATTTTTTCTAATAATGTTTCCATAGCTGAACAATCTGTAGTAAGACTTGGTAAATAATAACGAGTTCCAATAACATTTTTTGCAGGTTTCCAAATTCTTTCATACCCATAGTGATCCCATATTGGTTGTATTATATCTTTACATAAAGTATTTATTGTTTCTCCACATCTTAAACCTTGTTCTAATTGTTCTGCATCTTTAGAAAGTTTGTGAAAATAATCTGCATTAGCACCAGAAAATTCAAAAATTGTTTGATCTGCATCACCCACCATGTAATATTCTTTTACATTTGTTGACATTTTTTCTAACGCTTTTAATTGTGGAACGTTACTGTCTTGAGCCTCATCAACTATTAAAACATCTATGTCAGGAACAACTGCATGATTTATAAAATCTTTTATCATATCATCGTAATCACAAACTTGATTAACTGTTTTGTAATTGTCATATACTTCTTTCATTTCACTAATCATTTTAAAATTATTGTATGGATAATAACTAGAGCTAGTTTCTCTTAAA